ACCCTTGCGATTTAGTTAATCTGTACTGGCGGCCCTGGGAACCTACTGATACATTTCACAATACTTCTACATTACTACATAAGGGGGGTAGGGGTCGATTTATTGTAAGATAGTGCAAAAGTACCTAAAAAATACAAAACGTGTCAACTGCGCCAAATCTATCATTACGTTACGCACAAGGCCAAGTATTTAATGATCGTAGTCGTTTCCGTGTTTTAGTAGCAGGAAGAAGGTTTGGCAAATCCTATTTAGCTTGTATTGAATTATTGCGTGGAGCGATAGAACATCCGGGTGAAACATTTTTTTATGCAGCACCAACCTATCGAATGGCAAAGGACATTGCCTGGAAAACATTAAAAAAATTAGTACCTTTAGCATGGATAAAAACAAAAAACGAAACTGATTTAAAGTTAGAGTTAGTAAATGGCAGCACAATAGAATTAAAGGGTACAGAAAATGCAACAGCTTTACGAGGTAGAAGTTTATCTGGTGTAGTATTAGATGAAGCTGCATTTATGGATCCTGAAGTATGGTTTGAAGTAATACGTCCTTCACTTGCAGATAAACAAGGGTGGGCTTTATTTATTTCTACACCAGATGGGACAGCATCATGGTTTTATGATCTTTGGTGTTATGCGGAAGAAGCTGAAAAAGATTGGAAACGCTGGCAGTTTACAACAATTGATGGTGATAATGTACCAGAAAAAGAGATTGAAGCTGCGCGAAGTCAATTAGATGCACGCACATTCCGGCAAGAATTTGAAGCAAGTTTTGAAAATTTAAGTGGTTTAGTCGCAATTAACTTTAGCGAAGCAAATATAAGTGTTGAAATCAAAGATATCCCAGTGCTTCCATTATTAGTAGGTCTTGATTTTAACGTATCACCTATGTCAGCTGTATGTGCAGTTAAGTATCAATCTGAATTATGGGTATTTGATGAAATAATTCTTACTGGAGGTGCTACAACCTGGGATTTTTGCGAAACTCTAATAGACAAATATGGCATGGAGCGTAGAATTATTACTTGTCCTGATCCAACGGGCGCAGCACGTAAAACATCGGGCGTTGGTGTAACAGACCATGCAATTTTGCGTAAAGCAGGTTTAACTGTATCAACTCCTCGTTCCCCGTGGAAAATACGAGATAAGATCACGTGCGTAAATATGGGTTTATTGGATGCAACAGGAACGCGACGAATTAAGATCCACCCTCGCTGCGTGGAACTCATCAAAAGCCTGCGAACATTAACTTATGCAACAAATACAAATACACCAAATAAGAGCTTAGGCGTAGATCACTCTTTCGACGCTTTAGGTTACATGTGTTTACAAGTATTTAATTTAGCAAAGCCAGAAAAAATGGGCTCAACAGATTTCCGCGTCTGGTGAGCTATACTAGAATTATCCGCTAGTATTGTGATGGCAAAAGCGGACATGACCCAACCAAAAAAGAAAACCTCCGGAAAAAAGTAATGACTGTCACTACCACGATATGCACTGGAGAGTGTACAGGTCTAAACATTGATTTTGAAATAGATGTATTAGAAGTAACAATGGTATTTCCATTACCAGACAGTTCTTATAACATTTCCTCTTTAGTCCATCGTTTAATAGATGGTATTGAAGTGATTGTAGGACAAGAAGAAGACGCATAAAGCCCATGACTTATATCGGCGCAGTCGGCACTGTCAGCAAAAGCATAAGCGACACACCATTTACACGGTCACTGGAAGCGATTGCAATGACATCGAGCTGGAATGCAATGGCAGCAGTAACGCTAGGTTCTGATTTTATCCGTAGTCAATCTTCAAGTTACTTACCGCAGGAACCGCGTGAAAGTGATACAGCGTATGAAGCTCGCGTTGCTCGTTCCGTCCTATCCCCCTATACACAACGAATTATTGAAACAGCCGCTGGAGCAATTTTGCGTAAACCGATCCATATTGAAGGAGATGATTATTGGAAAAAGTTTGCGGAAAACGTAGATGGTTTAGGTTCAGATTTAAATGAATTTGCCCGTCGAATATTGGTTTCAAGTTTAACTTATGGCCATAGTGCAATTTTAGTAGATTACCCTCCAGCCAGTAGGGCATTAAGTTTAGCAGAAGAAAGAGCACTGGAACGCCGGCCATATTTTGTACCAGTAGAAGCTCCACAGATATGGGGTTGGCGACAAGAGACAACATTACCTACATCACCATTAATACAAGTCCGTATCCATGAATATACAACTCAACCGCAGGGAGATTTTGGTGAAACACAAGTAGAACAAATGCGTGTAATTTACCCAGGTAGCTATGACTTATATATTCAAGGTCAACAAAGTTTTATTTTACATGAATCTGGAAAGTTTACATTACCCCAAATCCCTTTAGTACCAATCTATTCTAATCGTTTGGGAATGCTTCGTTCTTTACCACCTTTATTAGATATTGCAAATCTTAACATAACACATTATCAACGCCAAGCAGATTTAATCCATGCCTTACATGTAGCAGCGATGCCTATTTTAATCTTAGAAGGCTGGGACACAGACACTAATGAAGTATCCGTAGGTGTAAATTACGCTTTAGCGATGCCTCCAGGAAATAAAGCATATTATGTACAATCGGACGCAAGTAGTTTCGCAGCACAAGCTGAGGAGATTAAAGCACTTGAAACTCAAATGTCAACATTAGGAATTACAAAATTATTTGGTCAAAAGTTTGTATCAGAATCAGCAGATTCAAAACGTATCGACCAAGCACAATCCAATTCTGTTTTAGCTGTTTTAAGTATGGAAGTATGTTCCGGCCTAAAACAAGCATTTGCATTAGCTTCCGAATATGTAGGAATCCCAGCACCTGAAGTTTATTTAGATCGTGATTTTGATTTCTACCGTTTAATAGGTCAGGATATAACAGCCATAACAGATTTAAACACGAAAGGTAAACTATCAGATGCAACTCTGCTAGAAATCCTACGACGAGGCGAAATTCTACCGGATGATCTAAGCATTGAGAATGAACTGGAGCGCCTCAATGGCATCGAGGTTTCTACTACAAAAGAGCTAAACTATGAAAGTCCTGCCGAAACTTAATTTTCCGTGTCTGAACAACAACTCGAAGTGGTTCCCGTGGAACCTGTTACTGAACAGCCTGTGGCTGATCCAACAGATTTGACACAACAAATCGAAGCATTACGTTCAAAGAACAATCAATTGATTGGCGAACGCCGAAAAGATAAGGAAGCACGAGAAGCCCTACAAAGTCGTTTAGACGAAATTGAAACAGCCCAACAGCAAGCCCAACAACAACATTTAGAAGAATCCGGTGAATTTCGAACATTATGGGAAGAAGCACAAAAAACAAATGCTGAACTACGTGTTCAACTACAAGACCGTGAGCAACGCATCAATGAGATGGAAACGAACTATACCCGTGAAAAATTAAAAGCACGTACTATATCAGATCTAACCAGCGCTGGAGCGTTAGCACCTGATCAACTTTACAAATTACTACAGGATAATATTCAACTAAAAGATGATACATTGGTAGCAATTAAAGGAGGTGTTGAAATTTCCCTAAGCGAATATGTAGCAGGGCTTCGTAATCCTGGTAGCGGTTATGAACATCACTTTGCAGCCCAAAATCGAGCTGGGATGGGTACTACAAAAACACCACGAAATAGTGCATTACCGGGCACGGTAAATCCTTTCCGACGTGAAAACTGGAATATAACTGAACAAGTACGTTTACTTGCTGAAAATCCAGAAATAGCTAAACTATTAAAAGCGGAAGCAACTTCCTAGCCCTTGTGGGGCACCCCTGTGGGGAGGCTAAACAACGTAATCCTTTCCTCTGGTAACTAACAATGACTGCTGTTTTACAAAACTACGGCTCTGGGACGACATTTTTGAGCAACTTAGTTGCCCGTCCTGAATTTTTGAGCTATGTGTCTGAAGGTATTTTCGAGCAATCGAAATGGATTCAGTCTGGTATTGTTCAACGTAATGCTGCATTAGATGCACGTGCAGGCGGCACTCGTGTTCGCGTACCATTTTTCGATAGTATTGCTCCAACTGAGGTAGTGATTCAATCGAACCACACTTGGGGTAGTGGAGGATATATGAGCCCCGGCAGTGTTACAGCTGACGAGCAGATTATGACGATCTTGCATCGTGGCTTTAGCTATGCCGCAGACGACCTAAGCAAATTAGGTAGTGGTGCTGATCCTCTTGCTCATGTACGCGACCAACTAACTGCTGCAATCAATAAGCTCAAGACCACCACTTTATTGGCCCAACTGTCTGGTATTTTTGGTGGTATTGCATCTAACGGTGTACTTGGAGCTAACACAGTGAACGCTTCTTTTGCAGGCGTACCTGGATCTATGGGAGAAGCCAACTTTTTGACTGCTGCAAATGTAATCAAGGCCAAAGTCAAGCTTGGTGAGCGTGGCTCTGAACTAGATGTAATTGCAATGCATTCAAACGTTGCAGCATATCTCCAACAAGTAGGAATGCTTACTTTTAGCACTTCTGCATTATCTGCATCCGGTGCTGTTGTATGGGGCGGCGGTGGTGTTGGTGTGTCCGGTGAAGACGTAGCCCAGTTTGCAGGTTTACGTGTTGTAATCGACGACCAACTAACTTATTTGACTGGCGGTACTGCAACCCATGTGGTTAAGTATCCAGTTTATTTGTTTAAGTCTGGTGTTATTTCGGAAGGTATCCAACAAGATCTCCGCATTGCAACAGATCGTAACATCCTGTCTTTACAAGATGTAATGGCTGTTGATTACCATTGTGGTTATCACGTATTAGGTACTAAATGGAATGATGCTGGTGATAACCCCACCAATGCAACAACTTCTGGAAACCTCGGCCATATTTCCAGTTGGGCATTGGCTTATGTGAACGCCAAGAATGTACCTTTGGTACGTTTGTTGGTTAATACTCCTTTCGACACTAGTGCTTACGCATAAGTGATTTAGGTAGTAGTAATAAAGGGGGCCAGAGTGGCCCCTTTTTCTTTAATCCATAAGCCCCAGCCGTTTCTTTTCTTGTACATCAAAAAGTTCTTCGGTATGAATCGAAGATTTATATGATTGCACTGCTAACTGATTAACAAGGACATAACTCACATCAAGAGCATCGGCAGCATGTTGGTATGACATACCATTTGTTACAAGTTTTTGAATTTGAGGCATAACATCTTCCCATTTACGGGGCATAGAGTCAGAAACTTTTTTAGTTGCCATGAAAATTGCAAGATTCTACATTACTGATGGTACTACAACTTGGTGGGTTGATGCTCCGTGGTCAAACCGCCATGATGTTGATGCAAACGCAGCAATAGAAGGCCACACAATTTACCATGTGTCTTTCCCAAATATCCAGGATTGTCCCATGCCAAAAATTAAGAAATCATTATCCTCAAAGGCTATCCATTATTTACAGCACATGGTTTAAACTAGAGCATAACCTCTTAAAGCTATGCCCACTTTAGTTGCCACTTTAGGTGGAACGACATCAAATTCGTATATTACGGTAGCAACAGCAACAACATATTTTGGCGACCGTCTAGGAAATGCAAATTGGACTGCTGCAAGTGCTGATGATAAAGCCGCAGCTTTAATTACTGCAACAAGCTGGCTGGAAAGTTTAGAGTATTACGGTGATCGTGCCAGTACAACACAAGCATTAAAATGGCCCCGAACAGATGTTAGTTGTGATGGTGTAGAAGCAGATGAAACTTACATTCCGGCTGATATACAAGCAGCAACAGCAGAAACAGCACAGGCATTAATTACAAATCCAACCTTAATGCGCGGGTCAACAACAGGCCCTGGAGCGTATGAAAAGGTAGAGTTAGGAGATCTTAAAGTTCAGTATCGTAGTACAGATGCTGTATCTTCCATAGATAATATCCTTGATGTATTACCATGGTTAAAGAGTTATTTACGTTGTTGGGTAAGAAATGGATCAAATGTACGTCAAATTCCTACATATAGAAACTAATGGCTGCTATTGACGACACTTTCAGTCCAATCCCAAGCCCACTTATTGATAAGTGGGGGATACCTATTACTTACATAAAAGCCGGAACAGATAGTTATAATACTACGACCGGAGTGGTAACTGTAACTGACACAAATGTAACATTGAAAGCAATCATTACCGCAGTAAACAAACAAGAAAACCAAGGATTATATCAAGTCGGAGATTTAAAAATATATATTGCTGCTGCATCATTACCTGCATATCAACCTTCAATACAAGATCGCATTGAATATTCAGAAAATAATGTAAATCGTCAAGCTAGAATTATAGATATTAAAACTTATCGTGGCAAATCACCAATTTTCTTTAGTGTGGTAGCGAGACCAGAATAATGGCACGCAGTATTAAGTTTCTTGTAAAAGATTTAAAAGATACAACGATTCGCGCAGCAAGAACAGCTTGCGTAGAGATAATGAACGGTTTGGTAGATGTGGGCCCCGGTTTTAGTGGAGAGTTTTCATCTGCGTGGTATGCTTTACCTAAAGGAGATTCTCCGAAAGGCCCTCGCAAAACAAACGGTTTGTATAAATACGATTTACGAAATGTGCCTAAAACACGCTTTATAAAAAAATCAGGGGTTTGGTACACTATTGTTAATGGATCGCCATATGCTGATATAGCCATGGATCTTGTCCCTTATGTTTATGGTTCATTTGACGGTAAACCAATAAAAGTACAAACATTTGGATTGCGCCCAGACGGTGCAACTAGAGGAGATGTAAGTGGAGGTACAGGCCCTAACACAAGTACTGCACCTAAAGATTGGTGGCCTACCTATAATGTAGGGGGAAATTTAAATAAAGATCTAGCAATAGGGTTTCGTAGAGGTTTTGGTAAAGCCCAAGGATTTGGTTAATGAATTACCAAGGAATTAGAGCAGCTTATGAAGCACCGATAGCAACAGCCTGTGCTGCATTGAGTCCTGCTGTACCTGTATTTTTTGATAATCTATCTAAATCTTCTTTACTAAGCACCAGTGAATATGTATTGGTAAACATAACCTTTGGGTTAACTACTGAAATAGCATTAAAAGCAGATTTTGATTATGTACGTGGTGCGATTGTATGCCGCATACACACTCCAAAAGGTAAAGGTTCAACACGTAATCAAACAATTATTGAAGCAATCACAGGTGCATTTCAAACACTAAATGCCACCCCACGAGCTGCAGGAGCGGGAGTATATGCGAGGGTAGGACAGATAACAGGGCCAACTTTTGACTCTCCGGCAGACTTCCCTCATTATATTGGGCGGATTAGCTGTGGTTTTATTGCTACGGTTTATTCTTAGTTGCCTTGTTTTTTGATTACAGCTATACTACTAGCAGTCGAACATAATCCCCATCCATGGCCGTCACCGTTTTATCTGGCACTTCTGGTGCATTGTATTACAAACCTGCTGGCACGACTGGCACGTTTGGCGAATCAAATGTTAACGTAGCTAATGATGAGATCACAATCCAACAGTATTTGAATTTAAAAGTAGGTGATCAAGTAAAATTTCGCATTGTAAATAGTCAAACCGGTGCAGCGGGTTCTGGTACATTAC